ATTTCATCTCTCACAGTAAAAGAAGGAATACTCCATATTATTCTATTGTTTGGCTGAGCCGCATAGTTGCCATTCTCTAAAGCAAGTATGTGTGCGCACTTATGTTCTTGCGGGATCTCCGAATGATCAGTGTCGACGATATTACTCTCTGGATGGGCCCAGTCAACTGTAAAAAGATAGGCTCCAGCATACCATTTCTTGTCTTTTCCTATGTATTTACCGGACTGACCGTCCAAGATATCAAAAGAAGTAACGCTAGGATAATAACTAAAGCAATTCCATAGCTCCAACTCATCAAGTCGCATCCTAGGAACCTCTTTGACATTATAGTCTTTTTGGATAAATGCAGAGATGGGTAAACGATAGAAGATTGCACCGTTTTCCATAATGGCATGGAATAAAATCGGACGACCAGTGATACTAGCCAACGCGAAAATGATACAGTCTTCAGCTTCTCCATGATGTTCTTTAAGATCATAGAGATACTCTCTCCGGATCTGTGCATAGGTCACCGGTATGTTTGCATTCAAATAAGCCATGCAACATATAACCCTAGTTTACTAAAAAATAAATGGCAACAATTACTACCACTATAGCGGCAGATATTTTTGGATTAGCTTTTGCTAATGTCCAAAGTTGTTTCACTTTTTCCATGTTTCCTCCTATTTAATATTACCCCAGTTATCACCGGACGCGTAGTCTACTTTATTTGGTATCTTAAGTCTAATAGCATATTTCATGATATTTTTAATTTTTAAAGCTGTTTCTATATTAGGAATTGATACGCATAATTCATCATGGATTTGAATATGGGGCAGTATACCCGCTTTATAAAGATCCACCATAGCTTGTTTGGTCATATCTGCTGCACTTCCCTGAACTAATCTATTTAATGCACGATACGTAAAAGCTAAGCGATAATGTTTATTGAAATTTTTATAGTCAACATCTTTAGGATGCTGTTCATGATATTTTAATTTAGCCTGTTCTTTAGTTAAAATTGGAACAGGTTGATATTTAAAAACTGTAATAGTTTCCTTCTCTTTTTTTTCTTCGTTATATTTTTCCTCTTCTAGTTTTACTTCAATCTCAAATCTTCCTAATTCTGCATTCCATTCTTTCTCATAAGGTTCCCATCGATCAAATCTGCAGAATCGATCTCCTAAAGTGTAAATCAACCCGTGTTGGTCTGCGAATGCAATTAAGAAGTCTGATAATTCTTTAATAAAAGGAACTTTAGAATGATACTCAGAAAATAAACGTCGTGCTTCTTCAGGGGAAAGCTCTAATTCTTTTTGTAATTTCATTTTTCCCATACCATAAAATAATCCCAGATTAATTGTTTTAGCTTGAGTTCGTGGAATGTTAGCCATTTCGGCTACAATTTTATGGAAATCAGTATTTGGGTTCTTTGTATAAGCATCCGAGAGTTTTTCAATCCCTGTAAAATTAAATTTTGATGCATAGTGTACTACAATTCTAGGTTCCTGTTGAGAATAATCAAAGGATCCCCATGTACAGCCCTCTTCAGGAATAAAAATTTCTCGGATTCTTTTTCCAATTTCTCCTTTAGCTGGGACCTGTTGTAAATTTGGATTAGACATAGAAAATCTTCCCGTGACAGTTCCTCCAGCATCAGATCGAATTTGATTAATATCAGCATGAATCCTGCCTTTATGAACAAAGTTTAAAAGACCCTCAACAAAAGCATTTTTAGCTTTGTCACATTCTCGTGCTTCAGCAATCATTCTTAAGTATTGATTTTTATGGGTTTTTAAATATTGCTTAGGAAGTTGAGGCATCTTTGATTTAGGGGTTTCCTTATAGTCTTCAATTTTTTGTTGATTTAAAAGTTTTTTAATAGAAGCTGAAGCCCATATTTCTATTTTGATTCCAGTTTCTTTATGAATGTCTTTTATGATCTGGTCTCGTTTTGTTTCTAGTTCGTTGCTAAATTGTTTTGCTTTTTCAACATCTACGCGAACCCCTTTAAATTTCATATCCACAAGACAGGGAAATAAATCGGTCTCTAGTTGAAATATTTTTTGTAAAGTTTTCTTTTCTCCATCAGGATCCACAAATAAAGTCTCTTTTAATTTAGGTTCAAATGTCTTCCATAATTTCAGAGTTAATTTAACGTCTTGTTCAGCATAATCTTTGACTAAACTATATGGAAGTTTATGCATATTGTTAAGGGGGTCTTTAATTCCATGCTCTTTTAAAGATTTTTTTTGAAAATCATGCATATGTTTTGTTTCTGTAAGATAGTCTTTACTAAGTGAGTTAAGAGTATAGCTAAATCTATTTTCATCTATAATTGAAGCTGCAATCATAGTATCTAAAAGTTCCCCCTTGGGCATTAATCCAGTTTCGGCTCGAATCCAACACACATCGTACATTGCATTATGAAAAACTTTTTTAATATTGGGGTTTTGAAAAAGTTTTTTATTTAAAATTTTCCAAGTAGGCTTAGGCTCTAGATTACCACTCATGGCATGACGAATGGGAAAATATAATGTTTGTTTTTTTGTAGAGATTCCAATTCCACACACCCATCCAATTTCTCTTACGGCTCCAGACCCTTTAGTTTTTAATTCCGGATCATAAGTTTCTAAGTCTACCGCAGCTATGTCCACGTTAGTTAGATCTAAATCTTCTACCCGAGGGGCACTACACATTATTTATTGCCCTTTGAAGGTGTCAGAGTAAAGCCTTTAGGTAAAGATCTTGGCTCTAATGTATCTGGATAATCTCTTTCAATAATCATATCTATATAATGTTTTGCTTTCTTTAAATCGTCTTTCTTTCCTTTATACTTATGCCGACAGATATATTTTATAGCATTCCCTTCAGCAAAGGGCAAATTATTTTTATTTGCAAATTCACTAGGCTGAATTTTAAATTTTAAATAATGTGCCCCTCCTATTTGTTTATCGTACGGTCCCATAGTTTCCTAACTCCTTTCCAGTTTGTGATCTTAAAACCCATGCGTCGTAGATTCCTCGACTGAACATTGTGTATAGTAATCTACGCTGTACGAATAAAGGCTCAGCTTTATATCTGTATAATGATAAATCTCCTATTATATTATCAAAAGTGGTTCCCTTAATTTTGTGTATGTTTCCATATTTAACTCTAATTTTTCCATCCGGGTCAAATCCATTTTCTATAACTTTTTTAATATACATCATTCTTTCTGTATGTTGTTTAGCATCACATCCCTTTGCGCGTTTTCTTAAAAGATCAAAGGATTTGACTTCTTTAACCCTGGGTTTTAAAAGTTTTGCGTGAATGAGTTCATCTACTGTGTAATTTTTGTTTATCCATTCTTCAAATTTAAATTGACCTTTACCACGTATAATCGCTTCACTTCCTAAATAATCCCAAAAATCTTTAATTTGTTTTAGACTTTTAGGAGCTCCTTCAGTAAAACTTGGCCATTCATCATGACACTTAAGTTCTTTATTAGAGACATGAGCACTGTTTGTAATATGAGCATACTCTATACCATATTTATGAAAAAAATTCTTAAAGCCTACATCACTTGGTTTGCCTCGATAAGCGAATAAAAATTTTTCTTTAGTGTTTTTTATTTTATCGACAAGGATTTGTAAATTTTGAGAAGGATTAAGATCCCGAAGATGATAAATATTTCCTTTAATGGTATCTCCTTCTTTGCATCCTTCCGGTATTTTGTGATATTTTTTATTATATTTAGCTGGTAACCACTTCCTTGTATATCCATAATGTTTCCATACAGGTGCAATGATTTTTTTACAAAATGTATTGATGGCTTCTCCGCATCGTTTTCCTTCTGTTAATTCACGCCACGGGTTAGCGGATATTCGATGAAAATAATCTGCATCTGAACCAGCCCATTCAAAAATAGTTTGATCAGGATCTCCAATTAAATAGAAGTGTTCATCTTTAACGTTCTTGGCCATTTTAAAAACAGCCTTGAGTTGAGGACGATTCGTGTCCTGCGCCTCATCAACAATAAGAGCTTCGATATCTGATTCAATATTCTTTTTGTTATATTCTGTAATCATATCAGCAAAGTCATATAATCTTTCTTCTTTTTTATAATTTTGATATTCAATATTTAATTCTAAGAGTTGTGATAAGTGATAAGGGGTGTATTCACTTCGATCCGTATCCCGGTGAGCCCAGTGTTCTTCTAATGTACGATCATGTCCATAAGCAGCCTTTATAAATTTAAAAAAAGCATGATCTTGATAAGGATTAGATCCAATCTTAGCGTATTTAAAACCTACATGACGCATACATAAATTTTTAAAATCTTCATTGTCTTGTTCATTAAATACTTCTCGTCGGTCTAGTCTTTTTTTACAATAATGATGAATAGTACATATACGATCTTCAAAAAATTTTCTTCGACGTCCACTTTCTTTTACTTCAGGAAGATTTATAATAGCAGTTAAAATTTCTCCTACAGCTGTATTAGTATGAGAAATTAAAACAATTTTATCAACATCGTACTGAGAAAAAAGTTCTCGATACTTCTCTACTACAAAGAAGTGAGTTTTCCCTGTACCTGGTGGACCTGCTACTACTCTAGGCTTGATCATTAGCTTTCTCCTTCACTTCTATGGCTTCTCCTTCGACGATTAAATCTCCTTTTGGAACGTCATACTTTTGAATACGCCAACGCACACATGATTTGTTATTAATTTTTCCTTTAACTTTTGACGCCTTTAAAATTTTTTGAACCTTTAAAACCAAATCTACTCTAGGCAGATTTATTCTTTTTTCTTCTAAGTAATCTTCAAAATCATTAAGATTAAACTCTATGTATTTTTTTTGGATGCTAAAATAAGGACGTTTATAAACAAGTAAACTGTTGGTATCTGAATGGGCTCCTTTTTTACTGATGTAATGACCAAAATATTTAATAAATTTCATATCCTCAGCAGCTTCTTCTACGTAATCATTTGAATAGGACCTTGCTTCAAATTTCTTTTTCATAACTTTGTCAAAATCCACAGGTTTCATTCTAGGCACCCATACCGCTGCTTGTCTCATAACTTCGTCATAAAAGGGCCCTTGTTTCATAAGAGTAGGCCCATTTACTATTATCTCTATTTTTTTTTGGTTTCCCCTCTACAACAGCATTTACTTGAACTAAATATCTATCTTGTCCATATTCAAGGATCTCTCCTATTACAGCTTCATTTTGTATGGTCTCATAGCCTACTCCAACCCAAC